CACCTAGAGCACCTAGAGCACCTAGAGCACCTAGAGCACCTAGAGCTTGCCTGCCATCTCATGACCCTGTATACTCACGCGTAGGCGCACACACGCGCGCACCAATGAGAGAGGAGGGCCTAACAACATGTCTAGTAGAGAATTAGATTATGATTGGGTAGCTGACGATCAGATTAAAGAACTTACTAAAGAGTATGAAGTAACAAGAATGCCTCATAGGCTGCATGCTGAAACTATCATGACTGAGGCCCTCCCAATTCTTGCTAAGCGTTTAACTCACATTGGTAAATACCATCCTGATCCCGTTATTGCTATGAAAGCTATTAGTCAGGTTATGGATCGTACGATGGGCCGCCCAAGAATCTCTCAAGAAATTAATATCTCGACAAGCCCTGAGCAGAGCCTTCAAGAAAAGATGCTTGCAGAAATTGAAGCCCTCATGAATAGCGATTAACAAACAAACAAACAAACAAACAAACAAAAGTTTAGGTCAACGGGGCCTGGCCTAAAAAGGAGCTGGCTTACTTGATGTTCTCCCAAGTAAGCCAGCTCTAATAAAAGGAGACACATGGCTACCAACAACTTAACAAAAGAACAACTGATTAAGTCGGCCTATTTTAGGACAATCGGCTATGACCCGCATCCTGCGCAAAAATCTTACCACGATTCTTTAGCTCGCTTTAGAATGGCTAACTGTGGTAGACGGTTCGGGAAAACGACTATGGCGGCTAAAGATATCCAGCCTAAGTTGTTACAACCTGAGAAGCTTTTCTGGATTGTCGGCCCGACTTATGACCTCGCTGAAAAAGAGTTCCGCGTAATTTGGCAAGACATGATTGTTAAATTGCGGCTAGGCGAGAACCCTAATGTTAAGAAAAATTACAACAAACGTCAGGGGGATATGTATATCCACTTCAAGGATCGTAACACGGTCTTAGAAGTTAAATCTGCAAAAGACCCTGACAGCTTAGTTGGTGAAGCTGTGGATGGATTAATCCTCAGTGAGGCGGCAAAACATACAAAAGAAACTTGGGATCGCTATTTGCGTGCAACCCTTAGTGACCGGCGAGGTTTTGCGGATTTTACTACCACACCTGAAGGTTTCAATTGGTACTATGATCTGTGGTTATTAGGTAAGGACCAAACTTTACCGGAATATGAAAGCTGGCAGTTCCCGAGTTACTCGAATACTCATATGTATTCTGGAAAAGATGACCCTGAGATTAAGCTGATGAAGCGCTCTATGTCTTCTGAAGCCTATACACAGGAAATTGAAGCTGATTTCTCGTCATTCGTTGGTAAGATCTTCACTGAATGGGATGTAAATAAGCATGTGAAGTCTCACACATATAATCCTGACTGGCCTAATTATATGTGTTTCGACTGGGGCTTTACTAACCCATTAGCTGCTGTTGAGTTCCAGGTTAGTCCTAATGACGAAATTTTCATTTGGCGCGAACATTACCAATCTTATTGGACTGTGGACCAGCATATTCAGTACTTGAAAAGCAGAGATAACCCCAGAGGTTACAGTATCAAATGCTGCTTCGGAGATGCAGCTAGCCCAGAGAATGTAGAACAGATTAATGCAAAATTTGCACCTTGTTATGCGCTAGGTGAGGCTAAGCGGTCAATTACTGAGGGCATCGAACTTATGAAAACTTTCATGAGCCGCGATCCACAAGTTGAGATTGATGAGTTTGGTACTCCTGCGGAAAATGTGCCGGCATATTTTGTTGACCCAAGTTGTGTTAATGTGATTCGAGAACACAATAACTACAAAGCTCCGGAGTCTACTAAAGGTCTGAATGTTCCTGAGGCCGGTTTAAAGCAGGACGACCACACAATTGATGCTATTCGCTACGGTCTAATGCATGTTTTTAAGCTTGGAGCTATTTATAGCCTAGCAGACGTTGCGGAAATTAATAATGTACCGAGAGACGCAGTACCTGGCAGCACAACATTTACTACTGAAGGTATTTTAGCAGCAGTTAACGGACACTTACTTAGTAATAACCAAGGCACGCTACAACTGATTAATTCAGATGTTAGCCTTGGTAACGGCAGTTCCTCGAATTTCGAGAATATGGAGTTTTAAATGCTCGATTGGATTAAAAACTTAATCAATGGTGCAAAAGCTCCTGCCTCGACTGGACCACAAGCAACTAAAGCTGAGCCCTCTCGATTCGATCAAACTACTTTAGCAGAGGTTGTAGAAAAATACGACCTCGTAGAGGTGGTTCCCGGGACTGAAGAGTATGGACCTTTTGTTATCTGCACACCTAGGGATACTGGTTTTGATCCGTATCACTTAGGAGACTTCAACTATAAAAATAGTGAAGATAATTCGGCGGGCGACGGCGAGTCTTACCCCCCTTCTGTGGTAACGGGAGCGGAGTTTTTTTCTGATAGTAAACTATTGCTCAAGGAAAAGAAGCCAAACGTTAATGAATTAGGCAGCTCGGAACCTAGTCCATATACCGCTTTCTTCAGAAATGAGTATAATCGAGACCTACAGGGGCTCCAAGGTTTGCGTAAATATGATGTTATGCGCAAAAGCGATGGAGTAGTTGCTGGTCAGTTGTTAGCAATTAAGACGCCTGTTATGGCTGGTCGCTGGTTTATTAAGCCTGGTAAAAAGGATAAGAAAAACGAGCGTATTGCTGACTTTGTTTGGTCCTGTTTAACTGAATATATGAGCATTAGTTGGACCCAGGTGCTAGAAGAAAGCATGTTAAGTGCTGATTTTGGTATCTGGGTGTGGCAAAAGGTGTGGGAAATCCGCAAAATTGGCGGCAAGGAAATGGTTGTATTAAAGAAACTTGCCCCTCGCCACCCTATGGATATCAAAAAGATTAACTATGACAAGCATGGCGGTCCAGAATCTATTGTTTTCTTTAGTAAAAAGAACAAAGATGATGCTGCTGTAGAGGAAATTAAAGCAGATATTGATGATTTGCTTGTGATTTCTTTGCATCGTGAGGCTGGAAATCTTCTAGGCGTTTCAATTTTGCGCCCAATGTATAAGCATTGGTACTTCAAAGATCAGCTTTATAAGATTGATGCTATCCAAAAAGAGCGTCATGGTATCGGAATCCCGGTAATTAAACTGCCGCCGAACTTTGATCCTGTAAAAGATGTTAATGAAGCTAACCAATTAGGTAGAAATTTGCGCGCAAATGAGCGTGCGCATATTGTTTTGCCGCCTAATTGGGTAATTGAATTTGCTAAATTAGAGGGCAATCCTGTGGATTGCATTAAATCTATCCAGCATCACAATGATATGATTCGTGAAAGTATGTTAGCTGCCTTTACCGGTAGTGAAAGAGTTGCTAAAGAAGAAGATTTGAGTCTCTTCTTAAAGGCTACTCGCTTTATTGCTCAATCTGTGTGTGATGCTTTTAATCTGTACTTGATCCCAGATATCGTTAAGTATAATTTTGACGGTATTATAGAAAACCCGAAGCTGTCTGTGCGGCAAATTGGCGAACAAGCTGATATGCGTACATTTAGCTATGCTTTGAGAAATATGATTGGTGCTGGCGTTATCAGACCTGATGATGTTTTAGAAGATTATGTGCGAGAATTGATGGACCTCCCAGAAGTTGATCTTACAACTGTTCGAGTTGTTAAGACTCCTCAATCTGGCGTTCCTCAGGCTGGTACAACTCCTAATGCAACTCCAGGAACTAACACACAGTTACCAAATTCGCAGCCCTCAGGTCAAGGGAATAATAAAGATGGGTCAGGTAAGGAAAACCCTGCTACAAATACGCCGGGGTTACCGCGGCAAACGCCGTTACCGAACATTGGCGTCGGTGGAGCAGGAATTGGACAAGGAAAGGGACAAGCTTAATGACTAAAAAGATTAGTTTTTTAATTGAATTAGCATCCCAAACCTTTAGTACGTCCACTGCCGATGGTGCAGAAGTACAATCTTGGATTCAGGCTATGCCTCTTGGCAAATATAGCCATCCAATCTATGGTGAAATTGATATTACACCTGATAAGGTGAAGAGATTTGCGGCTAATGTTAATAGCAGAGTTCGCACTACTGAATTAGATATTGATTATGACCATAAAGAATACAGTGGAGAAGCTGCTGGCTGGATTAAGCAGGCAGAACCGCGTGACAACGGTCTCTGGATTCTTGTGGAATGGACGGCTAAAGCATGGGAGGCGATTAAATCTAAAGCTTATCGTTATTTCTCGCCAGAATTTGACGATGAGTGGAGCGACCCTAAGACTGGCGAGAAATACACAGATGTTCTTTTTGGCGGAGGGATTACAAACCGCCCATTCTTAAAGGATATCTTACCACTTAATCTGAGTGAAAAATTCTCAGAATTAGAAGGAGATAAGAATATGACACCTGAGCAGATTAAGGAATTACTTACTCTGTTGGGTTTAGGTGATGGCGCGTCTTTTGATGACGTCAAGGCTAAGCTTGAGGGTTTAACTAAGAAAGAAGATCCGCCTGCTAACGACGGTCCTCCGGCAAAGGCTGAAGAGCCTCCTGCTGATAACTCTCAGTCTCTGCTTTCTGAGGATGACGTTAAGAAGCTCTCTGAGAATCCTGTTACTGCGAAGTTGCTGAGTGCTCTTGAGGCTCAGTCTAAGCAGCTGGAATCTCAGGCTAAGCAGTTTATGGAAATGAAGGTTAATGAGGCTGTTAACAAGCTCTCTGAAACTGCTCAGAAGTCGGGTTCGGATTTAACTCCGAATACTCGTACTGCTCTCAGTGAAATCTTCAAGACTGTGGACGACAAGACTTCTAGCCTGATCACAAAGCTGTTTGAGAACTTTGTGGGCGGGTCTGCTACAGTCAAGCTTTCTGAGCCGAAGTACATTAGCCGCGAGAACGGCGGTAGCGACGGTGTGAAGAAGTTTAATGATCGTGTTAATGAAATCATGACTGAGAAGAAGCTTTCTTATCGTGAGGCAGCGATTGTTGCCGCTAAAGAGAATGAAGATGATTTCGATACGTACCGAGCGGAGGGCGAGTAATGGGTACTGGGCCTAATTTTGTTTTAGATAAGGGCTTACTTGCTAATGGCACCACAGCTTATGCTGTCGGGGAAGCTGTGGCAATTGATACAGCAGTTCAGTCTATGAAACGAATTGGCGCTGCTGCTACAGCTGCGGACGTTGTTTACGTTTGCATGGAAGCTGTGGATGCTGCTAAGTTAGTTGCTAATCCTGGTAAGGTTTTCCTCCGGGCGCGTACTATGGGTATTGCTCGTGCGCTTGCTGGTGCTAACTATGCAAAGGGTGCTCGGTTAACTACTGATGCGACCTCTCGTTTCGTCACACAGGCCACAGCTGGTGGCCCTGTGGTCGCTGTTGCTTTGGAAGCCAATACAACTGGTAATCTTGGCGAGATTCAGTTAACTCCTGGCGCTACACTGTAAAGGATAGAAAATGGTTTGGAATCCTAACGGTTCTGGTGGCGTTCATCAGGATCAAGTTTTAACTAACATCTCTCTTGCATACGAGAATCTTGCGTTTGTGGGAGAGAACCTGGCTCCGGCTGTTACTGTTAAAAAGCAGTCGGATAAGTACTACTGGTTCGGTCGTGAAGGCTGGGTTCCGGAGACTAGTGATTATCGCGCTCCTGGTACTGTGGCAAACGAGATTGAAGGTCTTGCTGTGGCCTTTGATACTTACTATGCCTCTGAGCATTCGCTTCAGGTTCCGGTTTCTGATGAAGAGCGGCAGAATGTTGATTCTCCGTTATCTCCTGATGCTGATGCTACTGATCTGGTTACGCAGAAGATCCTTCTTGGTCGTGAATTAGCTATCAAGAATATGGTTACGAACACAGCGAATTATGCTTCGGGTCTGTCGATCACTCTTTCTGGTACTTCTCAGTGGAGCGATTATACAAACAGCGATCCGATTGCTGCTTTCCGTACTGCGTTCCGTGCGATGCACGCTCGTGCGTTGCTTGAACCAAACCTGGCTATTATTCCTTACCAGGTTATGTCTGTGCTTCAGGATCACCCGAAGCTCATGTCTCGCATTATGTACACTGATCGTGCGATTCTTACTCCGGAGTTAATTGCTTCTCTCCTCGGTATTCCGAAGATCGTTGTTCCGGGTGTGGCTGTGGGCGCCGGTTCTGGCGGTTTCGCTATCACAACTTCTTACCTGTGGGGCAAGGACGTTATTCTGGCGTACGTTCCTAAGCGTGCCGGTTTAAAGGTTCCTGCTTTCATGTACGAATTTGTGTGGGGTTACCCGTCTAATCAGGCCGTTGATCGGTGGCGCGAGGAACCGCGTAAGAGTGATCTTATTCGGGTTTCTCGTCGTTACGATCTTAAGATGGTCGGTGTGGAAACGAACCCGAGTTCTGGTGATTACGGTAAGTCCATTACTGGTTACATCTTCAAGAACGCCATTCTCTGATGGCATCTGGTGATGTGATCTATGATCAGTCTGATTTTTCTGTGTATACTAATAATGAGTCTACACAGAAAAATTCAGTCTTGTTCAATAAAGGCGGTACTAGTTCTAACACTAGGCAAGAAATTTTATTTGACAAATTCTTGGCTAGTCCGGCTAGTAGCCTTTTTGATATTACAAAAACTTACCAAATTATCATTAAGGAAATGTGATGATTGCTTTAACTGATATTGACCATGGCAATGAAGATGGCACTAAGATTCTTCTGAGTAATGGCGACACAGTCCCTGCTTCTTTCCCTAAGGGCGCTCTCAAGATTCTTAAAGATTCTGGTTCTGTGGGCGAGGCTGCTGTTAAGCAGGAAGAAATCGATTCTCGTGATGCGCGAATCAAGGAATTAGAAGAAGCTTTAGCTGCTGCTCAGGCTAAGACTGAAGCTCCAGCTAAGTAAGGAATAAAATGTATCTCACGCCACAGTCGGTGCTAGCTTGGTCCAATGGGGACAAAGTTACTTGGGCGACGTCAATAGATACAGACTTAGATAGTCAGATTGCTTCCCAGGTGCTTGCGAAAGCAGCACGAGCGTTTGACATTACATCTTGGGTCGATAAGAATACAACTCCACAGTTAATCCTTAGTATTATTGCTATGAATTACGCTGGGCGCAAGTTCCAGGAGATGTATGGCGAAGATAGTTTAAATTCTGATTACGGTACAGCTCTTATTACAGACGCTAATAACATGCTCGAGAATTTGATTAGTGGAGACCTTATTTTATTAGATGAGGATTTAATCCCCACAGAATCTCAAGCTGTGGGTACTGTTACGTATGAGCCGACCGAATCAAACCCCATGTTTTATGTGGAAATGCGTTTCTAATGTTTTCCTTTGACTTCACCTTTGGTAGCGGTCTTACTGAAGCAAAGAATGCTGCTCGTGATCTAGGTGTGGACTTACGAAGTTTAAGAGAACCACTAAGGCGCGCAGTCAAAGAAGTGATGATTCCAAGCTTCAGAGAAAATTTCGATAGTGAAGGCCGTCCTAGTTGGACACCTGCTAAAAGAAATTACGGGCATTCATTACTTAATGATACAGGTAAGCTCAAGAATGCTACACAGCTTTTAGCTATCTGGGATTTTGATAGGGAGCACGCTAAGTTAAATCCTTCGTCTCTGGAATCCCGAGTTGGGCCCAAAATTGTGCATCAAACTGGGGCAATTCGTAAGATTGCAAATCCTAGAGGTAAAGGAAAAGGCGTCCACAGGATTCCTGCCCGTCCATTCATTATGATGCAGAATGAGGATCAAGAAAAGATTGCAGAAATCTTTGATGAGTACTTACAAGAAAGGGTGCAACGTAGATGGGGTTAGTTGAAGTTGCTGATTATCTTGTGGCCCTCATTAAAGATAATTCTGTGGTAGCGGCTCTGCCCGATTGGCCTATTTTAGATGTATTCTACGGGGATCAAGAAGAAATCGCTAGGTCTGTAACTGTATGTATTGATCCGGGGCCGATTAATCAAGACGTAGTTTATGGCAGTCGTAAGGCTGAGTATACTATGCGTCACTATGTTATGGTATACGTCAAAACTGTGGGATCGGTACAACAGAATCGTCGTTACTGCGATATTATCTCTCAACATATTTCTGATCTAATTGATTCTTATCCTCAATTAGGTGGCAATGTGATTCAATCTAGCGTGATAGAAATTAATCCTGGTTATGTGCTAAGGGGTCAATCTATTTTACGATCAACTAGATTAACTGTTAGTTCTAAGTTTACAAAACAACTTCCTCAGTTAGGGGTTTAGAATGGCTTTGACCATTAAAGTTGACAATCCAACGCTTCCTAAAGGCGAAGAAGTCATTATCGACAGTCTTGGTATTGCTAAGAATGGCGAAGTCACTACCTTCACTGATCAAGAAGTTGCTGGGTTCGAATCAAAGCACGGTGCTAAAGCTGCTGAGCTTATTGCAAATGCTGCTTATGTTAAAATTGTGAAGGAGCAGTCTAATGCCTAGTGTTGGTGCAGCCGGTATTTTAGGTGTGGCTTTAGAAGCTGTCTCTGGTACATACTTAGCTCCCACAACTTTCATTCCGTTTGATAGTGAGTCTATGAAGTGGACTCAAGAGAACGTTGAACGTCGCCCGATTCGTAATTCTCCGGCATTGCTGGGAATGATTAAGGGCCCCGGTCACGTTGAAGGCGATATCACTTTTGATTGTACGCCTGATCTTCTGATCTATTTCTTGTATGCTGCTCGAATGTCGGTTGTTAAGACTGGTTCTGGACCGTACAATTACGTTTGTACTCCCACAGCTGTGGCAGTTCCGACAAAGACAATGTCGGTTACAATCAAGCGTGGTTCTGAAGTTTCTGGTTATGCTGGTTGTGTGGTATCTAAGCTTAACCTCAAGATTGAAGATGGTGCTTTTAAGGCTACTGTTTCTCTTCTTGGAGTTTCTGAGGCTACACAGACTAATCCGACTCCTACATGGCCTACTTCTACAGTTTTTGGTGCGGGTTTCTATACTTGGGAGATTCCCACAGGTACCCCAGTTACGGATACTGATAAGTGGGAATTTGAAGTTGATGATTCTGCTGAAGCTCAGAATCGCATTACAAACTCTATTGCTGCTCAGTTCATTGCTTTTAAAGAGAACAAGTGTTCTTCTAAAGTTGAGCGCGATTTCGAGACGCGAGCAGAGTTTGATCAGTTCAAGAACGTTACTTCTAAGAGCCTGACAATGACTGCTTCTACTGGCGCTAATAACTCTGTCGCTATTTTGACCCCGGTGTCGTTCATCAATTCGTATGAATACAACTTAGGCGGTCAGGGTGATCTTCTCAGAGCCAGTGTTGAGTACGCCCACGCAGTTAATGCTGCTGGTAATAATTATACTATTACTCTTAATACTACTACTAATATCACATAGGAGAACAAAAATGCCTAATGCGCTGGCGACAACTAATGTTACAGAATATGATCTTAAGACTCTTGAAGGTGGCAAGATCAATCTTAAGCGAATGACTTATGGTCAGAAGCTTGAGCGTCAGGGAATGATTAAGGTTCAGTTTGGTGGAGGGAATCGTCGTAATAGCGATTTTAAGGGTGAGCTTGAAATGGCTAACCGAATTGCTACTTACTACGAGTTTCAGCATTGTATTGTCAGCCACAATCTGACTGGTGAGAATGATGTTCTTCTAGATCTTTCTGCCCCTGGAATTATTGATCAGCTTGACCCACGTATTGGCGAAGAGATTAGTAATCTGATTAGTGAATTGAATAACTTCGAGGACGATCAGGGAAACTAGAATATCGCATCAACAGAGCTGTGGTAGCTAACGTCCCCATCCAACCAGAGGATGGGGACGTTGGTCAAGCTATTTCATTATATAACTTGTGCAAAACGTTTGGTCAGTTACCACAGGTTGGTGCGATTTTCGATCAAGATTCTTATTTAATGTGGGTACTTAATCTGGTAGACATGGCCTACAATAAACGAGAGAACGCAGAAGCTGAGAGAATGAAGGCTAAGAAATAATGGGCTTATCTACAAGAGAATTATATCTTATCATTCGCGCTCGCGACGAAGCTTCTAGAGTGCTTACTGGGCTTGGTACTAATATTGCTAAAATTAGCAGTGCTACTATTGCTGCTAGACGGGCACAAGCTGCTGCGTTATCTGCTGCCGGGGCTGGTATGATGGCTATTGGTGCAGCTACTATTGGCGTTTTAAATAACATGGGTAAGGCTAACACTGATTATGCCCAGTCTGTGGCAACATCTTTTACGCAGGTAGAAGATAAAGCTACTGACAGCATGAAAGGTTTGAGCGACCTCGGTCTGAGAACAGCCCAAAAATTTGCTGTAAACTTCAAAGAGATTCAACCAGCTATCTATGATATCTTCTCATCTGTGGAAGATAAAGGTAAAAATGCTGCTAAGATTCTAGAGGGAATTGCAAAGGCAGCTGTTGGTGGCGCTACTGATATGGAAACAGCTGGTAACTCTATCATCGGTGTTTTGAACGCCTGGAACTTAAAGGCCAAAGACGTTGGTAGAGTCAATGATCAGATGTTCCAGTTGGTGAGAAAAGGCCGAGGCACATTCCAGCAATTCACGGCTGCTATGGGCAAAGCTATTCCATCAGCTAAAAATGCAGGTCAGTCTATTGAAGAAGTTTCCGCAATGCTGATGCTGCTTACTCGTAACGGCGTTACTACAGCAATGGCTGGTACATCTGCTGCACGAGCTATGGACCTCTTAGCTAATCCACGATTCCAAGTCAATATGAAGTCTATTGGCATGTCTGTCTATGATTCTTCTGGCAAAATGAAAGCTATGTCAACAGTGATCGAAGAGATGCGCCAGAAGTTTAAAGATTTAAGCCCAGAAAAGCGCGCTAATGAGCTTAAAGGCTTGCTAGGTGGGGCTGGTAACAATATTCAAGCTCGTCGATTCCTTAACTTAGCTCTTGGTGAAACCAACCACCAATATAAGCAGATGCTTATTTATGCTAAAGATGCTGGTGGAGCAGCTGATGAGGCATATAAGATCATGGCTAATACTCCTCAAGCTAAGATGCAGTTACTGGCTAATGAAGTTGAGGTATTTAAGGTAACATTTGGTGAGGCAGTAACCTCTGTAAAGGTGTTTATTGCTGAAGCTTTGACACCATTGTTGAAAGCTTTCAACAGTCTCAGCCCACAAATGAAACAAACAATCATCATTGTTACCGGTGTTGGTGCTGTTCTATCTATAGTTGTTGGGGCAGTACTAGCGGCAGCTGGTGCTATTATGCTGTTTGAAGGCTTAGGTGTTACTATTGGCGCTGTTTTTGGCGCCGTAGCTTGGCCCATCCTAGCTGTAGTAGCTGCTGTTGCGGCGTTAGCTGCTGGCGGTTATTTACTTTATCAAAACTGGGATGCTGTGGTAGCGTGGTGGAATGGCGTATGGCAAGAAATGCAGCGCGTTGTTCAGCCGTTTGTAGGCTGGATTAATGCTAGAATGCAAGATTTGGCTGACGGCTGGGAATGGTTTATGGCAGCTGTCGGCCCGGCCATAGATGCATTTGGTCAGGCTATGCAAAATCTAATGAATAACATAGGTCCAATTTTCAATTGGATTGTTGGGGCTATCCTAGCTTTTCTAGTTCCAGCTTGGCAAATGATTGCTACTGTTGTTGGTAAGGTATTAGGTGGTATCGGTAGCCTATTAGGTGGTTTTATCAATGTGTTATCAGGTGTAATTAACTTTATTGTAGCTTTATTTACTGGTAACTGGCAAGCTCTGTGGGATGCGACGCAGCAAATCTTCTCGGGATTGTTACAGATGATTGTTGGAGTTTTTCAGACTCTTGGTGGCCTACTATGGGGCGTCCTATGGGGAGTAATTAACGGCATTATTGGTTTTTTCACTTATCTGTGGGATGTTATTGTCGGCCATTCAATTATTCCTGACTTGATTAACGCTATTGTTGAATGGTTTAAGAAGCTGCCAGGTTGGGTTTATGGCGTTGTTTCTGGTTTCGTGTCCGGTGTTGTTGGATTTATCAGAGAATTACCCGGTAAGGCTATTGCTGCTGTTAGCCCATTTGTTTCTGGTATTAGAGATAAAGCTGTGGAAGCTTGGGAAGGCTTCAAATCAGCTGTTTCTACAGGTATCAGCAACGCTATTACCACAGTTAAAGAGCTCCCAGGCAAGATTAAAGATGCTTTAGGTGGAGCTATTGGCTGGCTTAAGAACGTTGGAGAGAATGTCATTCAAGGCTTAATCAATGGTATTCGGTCTATGTGGGATAACGCAGTCGGATGGATCACGAGACTCGGTAATGCTGTGGTAGATGCAGCTAAACGAGCTTTCAATCAGAACTCTCCGTCTAAGGTATTCTACGATATCGGTGTCAACAATGTCAAGGGCCTAATTAACGGTACGATGAGCATGCAAAATGCCGTTAATGCAGCTTATGCTGGCTTAGTTACTGCTCAGTACGATACTGCTGGTAATCTTACGTTTGGATTATACGGCAATACCACCAATTCTGTGGTAACTGGTCCGGGCTCTAGCAATAATAACGACGGTAATAAGATTGATATTACTGTTAATACGCAAGAAATTGATCCGGTCAAGCATAGTGCAGACCTTGGTTACGAGTTAGCTGCTCGATTGAATCTGTAAGGGTTGTTAAATGGCTGCTCCTGTACTCAATATGTATGAGTACCAATATGAGGACAGCGGCATACTGCTTAATGGTAGTGTGTCGCTGCCCTTTATTGACGTACAAAAAGTGACTGGACTAGATTTACCGCCAATTGAAGCAGGTGAGATTGATTATGATAGTCAAAACGGCGGTTTTATTTATGCTCGTTTTGTTACAGCTAGGACCATTGTCATTGATGGTATTCTGTATGCAAATCCTTCTACAATTGATCAAACTCTGCAATCATTAAGAGCTAATTTTTTACCTGATGATACAGATCAGCCATTCTATTTACGAGATGCGGGTTTAACACAGCAATATATCATGTGTAAGCCAATTGGTTTGAAATATGATGTTGATAAGCTTCGTAATTATGGAGCTTGCAATATTCAGATTCAATTAAAAGCTGGTGACCCCACTCGCTATATTGATAAAGCTGATACGGCTATGGTTGCTGGAACAAACTATTCAATCACAAATAACGGAAACGTAATTACTTGGCCTAGATTAGTTACGACTGGCCC